CCTACATATTCCAAGGTATTAGAATCTTTCAATTTTTTACCTTATCACCAGCGTTATTGGAATATCTCAGCGATGGCTGGTGATACCCCATACGTGACGATCCCGCCAGGCGTTGGTTCTGAGATACCGGTAACGTCAGGTAATGGTCTACAAGCTTATAACTATTTTATCCACCAAACAGGAGACCAAGGAGCTATCTACGGACCTCTCAAGTGGTATCGACTCGTACTCGCACTGCTCATGACTCTTGAGCACGTCGGGAAGAGTTCACGGGATAACATTTATGTGCGGATGCTATGCTACTACTTGAAACGAGTGTGCATTATTGATCCGGTCTCGAAGAAACGTGAATGCGCAGTCGAAAAGATAAACGGAAGGATCGTTGGACTCGTCGACTCGGCTTTCGGACGTCGCGTTGGTATACTAATCGCGGCAATTGAGGACGAAATATTTGGAGGTTGGAGCCGCACATACGATCTTGTTGGGTGCGCTACGACTATGATACAAGCCAAGGAACAGATCATACGACATACGTTGTACTCGTTCACCAAGGAGCATCAGGCACAGGTCAAGAATTCGAACGCGCTGGCTAAACAGTACGCGTTCTCTCTCGGGGCTTATGCGGACGGTGTTTCTTATGGATTAACCTCGAAATATGATTGGCTACCAAAACCCTGCGCTCACAGATACCCTCAGGATGGACTGTATGCGCGAGTAATGGCCGAAGAACTATCAAAGGAGCTGGCTAACGTTCCCGCCGGATTATCAGCGCTACGTGAGCTAAGCTCTTACTTTGTGCGAGCCGACTTTAACAAGGACACCGCCGCAGCGTACGCTTACTGGTCCTTTCCGGATTTCTTCCTTGGATATAACAGAGGTGATACGTTCCTTACCACTATTGATGAGACTACCAAAGCTGAGCTGACTGGAGGCTACCTCACTTGTCAGGATAGCATGGACAGCCTAGTGTATGACCTGTGTCATGACATTAGCAAGCGTCGTGATTTACTTGAAGCCCAGGACTACTTCGAATCCATACCGGACATTCTCACGTCACGTTCCGCTGGCATCTCGAATCCGGTTGAGATAGACGTCGTCCGCGCTGGGGTCACTACCAAAGAAAAAGTTACTGACAAAAAGGCTGTGTATCTGGCAGCTTTTGAGGATATGCTTAACCCAAATCTGGCGATGAAAGCGTTACGTGATCGCGGACATGAAGGGAAGTTTACTTACAGGCATGTCATCGGCAACAAAGACCCTCGCTCAGTTCAACAATTTCCTATGCAATTACATATTACCGGCAGTTGGCTTACCTTACCAATGTCCCGCGCTCTATCTCGTACGGGGTACGCTCACGGGTCCCACGATAAGGAGAAGATCGTATCTGGTCAGGGAATGGCTGCTCAGATGAGTACGCATCGCGACAGATTGGCTCTGATGGCGGACGCTAAGGGATATGACTCTACATTGACTGGTACCGCCCAAAGTGCGTTTACACGCTCACTTGACCGTGCCATTTTCCGTCTACAAGAGGAAGACCCGGACGACTACTTCGCTGGCATAATGAATGCCCCATTCGCGTACGAAATCCCTGGATCCACTCCTCTCGTGTGGTCAACCGCTCGAGCTATGGCTACAGTACACCTATCCAAGATGAGCGGCGCACGGTTCAGGACTCCAAAGATTATGCACCCAGATGGGATTGCTGAATACGGTGGATACGAAGCTATTACACTTTACTTAACGCAGATGTTATCTGGAAGTCCGGACACTTATCAGTTAAACACTATATACAACATTGCCGTTACAAAGGCTATACTCAGACGCGTTGCTCGCGAATTAGCTGGTAAAGTATCGCTGTTGGACCTTGACGTTATGGGAGACGATAATCTTCAGGACTTGCTGATCAATTTCCAGCTCACTGAGGACGATGTGCGCAAGATATCAGACATTCAGGTTGATGAGGCTGCAAAGAACGGACTCACTCTTAATAAACTAAAAAGCGCCATCAGAAACCATGTAATTGAGAACATGAAGAGGACCTTTGCGTTTGGCGTGTCCATATCACGTCCATCAGTCGACATCTGCCGCTCAGAGGTCTCGACTACCGAGGATACGGTTGCCGGCACTATGTCAAAGATCACTACATCAGGTATGACCGTGATTGCACGCGGCGGTGAGGCCCGTGGGGTGTCGGCTCTGATCAGAATGGTATGGATACTCAAGCGAATTGTCAAAGTAACGGACAGTAGAGTCACTTATTCGGACCCGAGTCTAGCACGAGGGTTAACGCGTAGCGCGGACTCAAAGCAGTACGTGTACAGACTGCCCTATCTAATGCTGTACGCCCCGGTGTGTGTTGGTGGGTTTGGAGTCTCGATTACATCTGGACTCGGTGTCGCTATGGATGACGCAATTTATATCCAAGCTCGCGACACGATTCCGTTCATGCATGAGTTCATTAGACGTCAATCAGCTTGGTTCTCAGCTAATAAGCCTACACCGCCATTGTTAAAGGCACGTTCACCCACCTTATACACCAATCTCAAGAAGTTGTCTGACATGATGCGTTCCCCGACAGCTATGGAGAGTAAACGACTCGCCGATAAACTGCGTACGCGCGGTGTCAAGGTGGGTACAGACCCATATTACGCAGTCTACGAGCGTTTAGCCCAGGATGTAACCAAGGATGGATCTCTCTCAAAGCTGTTTAGAGCTGATGACCGATTATCTGCCATTCTGCGCTACTCGAAACTCGACGATTATATGAAGGCTTCATCGATCAAAGATGATTTCTATCTAATTTGCTCAGGACGTAAATATCTGCAAGACGTCGTTGTTGAGATAAAACCTAACTTGCCCAAAGAGGAGAGCTCGGCGGTTTACCCGCTCTCCCCGGATTTAGACCACTGGTATCGGACTCTGACGACCGGCGGCGCCCCATCCGCTGGGACAAAGGAGTATATCTCTAGCATCAAGGCTTTCCTGAACTCACCTAAGCTGCCTGGATCCTGGACAGCCGAGTCTGTGATGCAAGTCCTATCACGCCCTATGACGCAAGAGCAGAAGTGCGAATACTTAGTAATGATGGGTGGCACCGCCTCGGCGTCCCGCACGCTCGTCTCAAGCTATAGAAGTATCTCTAACCTCTCTGACTTTCTAACTTCAATCTCATATAATCGTGAAGCTGACCCAATTCTGTCGATATGCAACACTGATGACGCTAGTATGTCTGGCGTCGTAACCGTGGCGCCTGACACGTACCGCACTCTAGTGGGTACTCTTCGGTCCTTGGGCTATCAGCTTCTTAAGACTTCGAAAAATCCGACTTTCGTCACACTATCATTACGGCCCGGGTGGCAGGCTTCTCAATGGTTTAAAAAGTTGTCAAACGAATAAAACGCA